GTGCTTGCATAAACTCGTGTCCACGCTATCTAGGGAATACTAATCCTGGTTTTGAGCATGAAGTTCTCTACGTGTTTGTTCCCCAGGTACTGCTCTACAATCCAGACGGGGAAGAAGAAATCGTCGACGTGTACACAAAGTTCAACATCATCGATCGACCAAATAGCAGCCGCACAATAGTAATTTCGTTCCATAAAAGAAACAAGCCTATCGATTACCTATTTCGATAACCAAGAGAAAGGAGGAGCGAATGATGGATAAGAGAAAGGTTTTCTGCGAGGAATGCAGAGATGATGTTGAATACACTACAACCTCTGTTCCAATGACCGGAACGATTAAGGGTAAGCAGTACAACTACACCGGTACAGAAGCCCGCTGTGCGGTTTGTGATTCCTTAGTGTATGTGCCCGAAATTGCAGATGCAAATCTAAAGGCGCTGTACTGTGTATTTCGTGATGAGAATAACATCATACCCTTGGATGATCTACGAAACATTCCGGAAAAGTACGCAATCGGAAACAGGCCGCTATCTTTGTTACTCGGTTGGGGAGAGCACACCTTTAACCGCTATTTTGAAGGAGACATCCCCACCAGGCAGTATTCTGATATCCTGATGCGCATTTACAAAGAGCCAAAGATTTACTCCGATTTGCTAGAGGCAAACAGAGGAAACCTATCGTCAGACCATACATACCAGAAAAGTCGCCGTGCTGTTGATGCGCTGCTCACTCCAGAAAAGGAGTCTGGCAGTAAGATTGACTCGGTCATCCATTATCTTCTCACGCAGTGTGAAGATGTGACTCCTATGGCTTTACAAAAAGCTCTCTACTATGTTCAGGGTTTCTTCTATGCGTTCTACAAAAGCTTTCTTTTTAGTGAAGACTGTGAAGCATGGGTACACGGCCCCGTATACAGAGACATTTACTTCCGCTACCGGGATTATTGCTATGACCCCATCGAAAAGGTCGAAGCTCATGATGCGCTTACCTTTACTGCAGGTGAAATAGCAGTATTCGATAGCGTCCTTAACAGTCTATGCTGCTACAGTGGAAAGGTTCTTGAACGTTTTACTCATGTTGAAACACCGTGGCTTGCAACCAGAGGTAATCTTTCAGCTACCGCAACTTCAAATCGAGTCATCTCAAAAAAGCTAATCGGCGAGTACTTTGAGGCCGTGAGAGATAAGTACAACATGGTTAATCCTAGCGATATTAAGGATTATGCCCAGGAAATGTTTCAACAAATCTAATTCGCAATAATACCTATCTAAGTTCCACTTACGGGCACCTGTTTTAATGGGTGCCTTTTTTATTGGAGGTGGTTCTATCAGGATCTTGAGCATCTTCCGCTCCCGAGACAAGCCCCAGGATGCCGTGAGCGCTGCTCCGGCTTTTTTCTTTGGTTCAAGCATTGCCGGGAAGTCCGTCACAGCGCGCACGGCCATCCAGGTCTCAGCGGTCTATGCCTGTGTGCGGGTGATCGCGGAGACCGTGGCCAGCCTGCCACTGAGCCTGTATCAGGAGACAGAAGAGGGCAGCCAGAAAGCCTTCAAGCACCCGCTTTACCGCCTGCTGCATGATGAGCCCAACCCTGAGATGACCTCTTTTGTGCTGCGGGAGACACTGCTCTCCCACCTCTTGCTCTGGGGAAACGCTTACTGCCAGGTCATCCGCAACGGCCGCGGACAGGTGACAGCGCTGTACCCCCTGCTCCCAGACCGCATGACCGTTGACCGGGACGAGCAGGGGAACCTGATCTATGCCTACACCAGCGCCACAGGCAAGGTGGTCACAGTGCCACCCACCAGCATCCTGCACATCCCGGGGATGGGCTTTGACGGCGTCATGGGCTATAGCCCTGTCGCCCTGGAGCGCAACGCCATTGGCCTGGGCATGGCAGCAGAGGAGTATGGCAGCCGCTTCTTCTCCAATGGCGCGACACCCTCCGGTGTGCTCACCCACCCCAATACGGTCAAGAACCCAGGCGCCCTGCGCCAGAGCTGGAACGCTGCCTATGGCGGTTCCTCAAACTCCGGCCGTGTCGCGATCCTGGAAGAGGGCATGAAGTTTGAGCGCATCTCCATGCCCAACAACGAGGCGCAGTTCCTGGAGACCCGGAAGTTTCAGGTCTCAGAGATCTGTCGCATCTTTCGCGTGCCCCCGCACCTGGTGGGTGACCTGGAGCACGCTACCTTCTCCAACATCGAGCACCAGTCGATCTCCTTTGGCATGCACACCATTCGCCCCTGGCTGGTTCGCATTGAGCAAAGCATGAACCGCGCCTTGCTCTCAGAGAGCGAGAAGAGCCACTACTATGTGCGCTTCAACATGGACGGCCTGCTGCGCGGCGCCTACAAGGAGCGCATGGAAGGCTATGCGATTGCCCGCCAGAATGGCTGGATGAGCGCAAATGACATCCGGGAACTGGAAAGCATGAACCCCATCCCCGACACAGAGGGCGGCAACGCCTACCTGGTCAACGGCAACATGATCCCCATTACAAGCGCCATGGCGCAAGCGGAGGAAAACAACAGTGAACAAGTTTTGGAACTGGGTTCGAAACGAAGATGAAACCCGCACCCTGCGCCTGGAGGGCGTGATCTCAGAAACCAGCTGGTTTGATGACGAGGTCACGCCTGCTGCTTTCAAGGCAGACCTCATGGCCCAGAAGGGTCCCATCACCGTCTGGATCAACTCCCCTGGCGGTGACTGTGTGGCGGCCGCACAGATTTACAACATGCTCATGGACTACCCGGACGATGTCACCGTCAAGGTAGACGGCCTGGCCGCTTCCGCAGCCTCGGTCATCGCCATGGCCGGCAGCCGCGTGCTCATGTCTCCTGCCAGTCTGATGATGATCCACAACCCCCTGACCTTTGCCATGGGCGACAGCGAGGAAATGAAGAAGGCGATGCACCTGTTGGATGAGGTCAAGGAGAGCATCATCAACGCCTATGAGATCAAGACGGGCATGAAGCGCGAGCGCCTCTCCCAGCTCATGGACGCTGAGACCTGGATGAACGCGAACAAGGCCCGGGAGTATGGCTTCTGTGACGAGATCATGTTCCTGCCACAGAGCGACCAGAAACACAGCCCTGAGGCCTTTGTGTACTCCAGGCGTGCTGTCACCAACTCCCTGCTCACCAAGCTGCTGGCCCGCGGCCTGTACAACGGCCCGCAGATACAAGCTGCTCCAAGCCCTGAACCCAAGCAGCCAGTGGTCCCTGAGCCACTCCCCCAACCTGAGCCCCGGATCAAAGCGGCAGACCTTGAAAAAAGGCTGTCGCTTTTAAAGTAAGGAGGAAACCATGAATCAAATCGTTACCCTGCGCGAGAAGCGTGCCCAGGCTTGGGATGCCGCCAAGGCCTTCCTGGAAGCCAAGCGCCTGCCGGATGGCACCATTGCCGCTGAGGACGCGCTAACCTATGAAAAGATGGAAAAGACTGTGGAGGACCTGAGCCGCGAGGTCAACCGCTTGGAGCGCCAGGCCGTCATTGACCTGGAGATGAACACGCCCACCTCCACGCCCGTGCTCAACCAGCCGGGGAGCCAGGAGCCCGCTGCCAAGACGGGCCGCGCCACCGAGGCCTACAAGACCGCGTTCTGGCGGGTGATGCGGCAGAAGGCCGTGCCGCATGAGGTCTTCAACGCCCTGCAGATTGGCACTGAGAGCGAGGGCGGCTATCTGGTCCCGGACGAGTACGAGCGCACCCTGATCGACCGCCTGGAGGAGCTGAGCATCTTCCGGCAATTGGCGCATGTCATCCGCACAGACTCCGGCAACCGCCTCATCCCCGTGGTCGCCAGCAAGGGCACCGCATCCTGGATTGGCGAGGGTGTTCAGTACCCGGAGAGCGATGACTCCTTTGGCCAGGTGACCATTGGCGCGCACAAGCTGGTCACCACAATCAAGGTATCGGAAGAACTGCTCAATGACTCGGTGTTTGACATCGCAGCCTACATCGCCCAGGAGTTCGCCAGGCGCATCAGTGCGGCCGAGGAAGAGGCCTTCTTCACCGGCACTGGTGTGGGGCGTCCCACCGGCGTCCTGGCTGCCACTGGCGGTGCTGAGCTGGGTGTGACCGCTGCCAGTGCTACGGCCCTGACCTTTGACGAGGTCATGGACCTGTACTACTCCCTGCGCGCGCCCTACCGCCGCAACGCGGTCTTCCTGATGAACGATGCCACGGTGAAAGCCCTGCGCAAGCTCAAAAACGGCAGCGGCGACTACATCTGGCAGCCCTCGGTGGTTGCGGGCACCCCGGACACCATCCTCAACCGCCCAGTGTATACCTCTTCCTTCATGCCGACCCTGGCCGCTGACGCCAAGCCCATGCTCTTTGGTGACCTGGGCTATTACTGGGTCGCGGACCGCGAAGGCCGCGTGTTCAAGCGCTTGAATGAGATCTATGCCAGCACCGGCCAGGTCGGTTTCTTAGCCTCCGAGCGTGTGGACGGCAAGCTGGTCCTGCCCGAGGCCGTCAAGGTGCTCCAGATGAAGAGCGCATAAGGAGGTCAGTATGGAGAACTCAACCCGGAATTTCCACGCCCATGGGGGCAATGAATGGGTGGTTGGCGGAAAGCTGACCTTCCTGCCTGGCGCCGTGGTAGAAGGCGCTGAGGGGCTCTTTGACCTGCCGGTTGGCACAGCCCCCCAGCTGCCCTACCTGGCCCCCAGCACCGCGGGCACCGTCGCGGGCCTCAAGGAGGACTTCAACGCCCTCTTGACCGCCCTGGTCGCAGCCGGCCTGATGGCGCCTCAACCCACTGAATAAGGAGGCCTGCGCATGGTGGTGACAGTGGACGAAGCAAAGGCGCATTTACGCATACAACATGACGACGAGGATGCCTATCTTGCTTCGCTGATAGAGAAGTCCCAGGCGGCTGCAGAGGATTATTGCCGGGTGCCGATTGATGAGAAGTCACCGCAGGCGGTCCACTTGGCTGTCCTGCTCATGGTATCCCATTACTATGAGAACCGAGACAACCCTGACAAGCACATCTATCTCACCATGCGCATGGCCTTTGAAAACCTGCTCTACCCGCACAGGGATGTACAAGCCATGTTCTAAGGGAGGGATGAAAGGTGCGGGGATATAAGAACTTTGAATTCAATCCACACCCGGGCAACCTCCGGCACCTGGTGGAGATTGGCAAGACCGACAACACCATCAACGAGAACGGCTATCCGGAGCCCGTGGACACTGTGATCTGCAAGGTCTGGGCCTCGGCCACGGACGCCGGCAACCAGCACTTTAGGGCCTCAGACAGCGATAACGCAGAGGCGGTCATTAACTTCACCATCCGCCACCGCCCAGACATCAAGCCGGGGATGTGGGTGCGCTTCCTCAACGAGAAGTGGCGCATCATCACCCTGGGTGAGTACGAGTTCAAGCGCCGCTACCTGGGCCTCAAGGCCTCCAATGTGAAGGGGATCAACTGATGAAACAGGTGCAGCTTGCGCTCAAGGACCTGGGTGTCCCGGTGTTCGCTGGCATTTGGCGACCGACTGACGGCCAGC